TCACCGTAGTGAGCGGCGGTCACTACAAAGTAGGTATCGGACGGGCGGGTCATGATGTCTGTTGCTGTCATGTGGGTATAGTATCACAGGCGCGGCTAATCGCAAGCGTTTTTTTGCGTTGTTACGCATTTTTTTTCACGTTGTAAGTGACTGACTATCAATGACTTACGTGGCGCGGGGGGCCGCGCCCGCGTAACTCGTTGAGTATCAAGGAGTTACACTGTCAAGTTTTTTTTCAAAGAAAACCCCGCCACCGATGCAGCGCGGTGGCGAGGCTCCATGACAGTGACAGGTTACCCTGTCAAGATTTTTTGTGCGCTATTTTTACAATGGTATCACCTAACATTAACACAACCGCCCAGAGCGCTGGCATTCCTAACATTACTAAAAGAAAGTCGCCAGCGTCCCACCCACGCATAACACTTTCGAAAAGTGCGGGACCGCTACCGATTAAGACGGCGGTGCATATGAGGAAGAAGTTTATGCTAATGCATACCATAGCAGAGAAGAGAAAGCGGTCGATGAAGTGGTTGAGAGTAGAAAAGATTTTTTTCATGATTTTTTTGTGTGTGTGTTAGTTTAGCTGTTAAAGATTATTTCGTCGAACTTACTATCTGCGAGAGCTTGGTCTAGTCTGGCCTCGATTCTCTTGAAGTCTTTAGCTGTCTCGCCGTCGCTCCACTGCGCTAAAGCTAGCGCCTGACCAGAGACGGAGAGCATCGCTCCGCGTAGTTTTGAATTTTCTTCGATTAGTTTATTGATTCTTTCTTGTTCTGTCATGGTGTAACTATACTATGGGTTTTGATTTATTGCAAGTCTTTTTTTTCTTTTTTATCTACAATTTTCTTCCCACCAGACCTTGCAATCTACATCGACCCACATCTCTACGCCCCTGCAATCATTATAAAAACGAGCTTGTTTTCCGAGTTGGCCGTTGTTGTTCTTGTCGGCAGCTTCTTGGCGCTGCTCTTTGTTACGCGCCCACGCGCCATCAGTAGGCCAACAAGTTTGTATCTCTACGCACTCAACTATTTCACCGTTATCATTCTTGAATCTTTTTATGTTCGCTGTCATGGTGTTACTATAGCAAAGATCTGGTTTATTGCAAGCGTTTTTTTTCTTTTTTATTTATTTTTTTTCTTAAAAAAAGACTTGACAGGGGGCTGTGACCCTACCCGATTTCTGAAAAAATTTTTGTGTGTGTGCGCTGCAAAATGCGCGGGGGAGTCCATTATCAATTTATCAACGGTGAAGCCCCCACCCATTTCTCTGGGCGTGGTGAACGGGGGCATGAGTTCTATTTATTGTTTAAAAAAAATAATCAGACCCTATAATTAAAAGTGACTCTTGATGTTATAACAAAGTATGTTCCTTTGTTGGCGGGAATAATGTATACGGTGGTAGCTGCGGCGTATTTTATGAAGAAGGATATTGGCTGGGGTGTGATCTGGGTATCTTATGCTACGGCGAATTTTGCTCTTATGGTAGTTGGTAACGAGTAAAATGGTGTAAATTAAACAAATGAGTCTACCATATAGTGAGTTTCCTGTTTATATTGGTGGTGCTGGTGGTTCCATACCTCCTGAAGTTCAGAGGTATGTCCCAGCAACCCAAGCTAGTGTAAATTACAATACAAATCATAACCCCAACCGTAAGTTGGGGAAAACAATAGACTCCAGTGATCAGTTCAACTTTAGCAATGCACTAACCGCAAATATAAGTATTGATTCAATATTTCATACTGGGATGCTTTCTGGGTTTGATTTTCTAAAAGATGCCAATCAAGACAACTTTGTTACAATAAAACTCGGTAGTGGTATATATAAAAAGTGCTATGCAACAGATGTTTCTGTAAATATTAGCCCTTTTGCCCCTGTGACTATAAATGCTAATTTTGTTTCTTTAGATCCTGCTGTTGGAGGGACAATTACTGGAGACACTAATCCCTATGGAGGATCGGTTGTTCCTTTAGATAGTAATGCTGTAGCTTATGGTCACACTTGCAGTGTTGGCGTTGGCGCTACAGATGTTTTAAATGACACTCAAAGTCAAATTATATTTAAGAGAAAATATTCAAGAACCCCAGTTTACGGCATTGGTGCTGTTAATGCTTCTGAAATGCTTCTTGATGGAGTAGAAGAGGAAATACAAATTTCTTCAACTGGTTTAAACTCTTTAATAAACTTTAGTGGAGAATTTTTAGACAACGCATTAAATGTTAACGTATGTGGTGTAGGTGGCACAGCCAATATGTCGCAGATTGTAAATGTAATTAGGTTTGAAGCTGGCTCTAGATTATTAGCAGAGTCTTATACTGTTCAGGGGGCTGAAGCTTTAACAACAAGCGCTACAATAAAACAAATAAAATTATGATTTAAGTGTAATTATTATTACATATGGCACTTAAAAAATTGTCAAACTTCCGTTTGGAACCCCACACTTTCCACTCAATAAAATTCAAAGAGAGGAAATTTAAATTTACCCCAAATCAGCGCAAATTTCTCTCCACCTTACTGGATGAGGAAGTAAAAATAATGTTCGTCTCTGGACCAGCTGGATCTAGTAAAACATACATGTCTCTTTATGGATGTCTGCGTTTGATGGCAGAAGATAAAGAAAAAGACCTATTATACATCAGAAGTATCGTCGAGAGCGCTGATAAGGGTTTAGGTAGTCTACCAGGAGATATGTCTGAAAAGTTTAATCCTTTTACTCTTCCATTATACGATAAATTAGAAGAAATCATTTATGAAGGAGATACAGCTTTCTTGAAGCAGAAAGAAAGGGTGACAGCTATACCTATAAATTTTTTAAGAGGTGCCAACTGGAACAATAAGTTAATTGTGGCAGATGAGGCGCAAAACTTTACCTTTAAAGAGTTAACAACTTTGATAACAAGAATAGGAGAGGACACTAAGATTATTATTTGTGGAGACTTTATGCAAAGCGATATAAATGGTAAAACTGGGTTCAAAGATATGTTTGATATTTTTTCTGATGATAAATCTATGGAAAACGGGATACACTCATTTTCATTCTCCAGAAATGACATTGTTCGTAGTAAAATTTTAAAGTTTATTATCTCTAAGTTAGAAAAACGTAAGCAAGTGTAATATTATATATATAAGCAAGAAAAAGTGTCACGCGCAAGCGGCGAACTGCTTCTAAACACAAAAGGACACAAGCCTTGTTTTTTTTAGAAAAAAAAATATTTTAATTGTATAAATATATATGGCTCATCTATTTTGTCAAAGTTGTGGAACAAAAATTTCTTACGCTCACGCAAAACCTAACTTTTGCTCTAAGTGTGGTCAATCACTAGATTCCCTTTCCTCTACCGCTTCAACTAACACTTCAGCGGGGATGCCTGTTTTAGAAAAATCTGTAGTTATTTCTAAAGATGAAACAGACGCTGAATTTGTGCCTGAAATCTCTAGTATACAAGTAGAGATACAAGCTTCAGATAAAGCCCCCATGACTTTTGGTTCGTTAATAGGAGAGCCAGCCGAACCCAGCGATGCTCGGGAAAAAAAGGCTAGATCTATTAATGAATTTATTGATGAAAAGAAAAAAGAACGGTGATTACACATACGAGGACTTTTCTGAAGTAATTGATGCCGCTATAAAAAGACAGCAATATAAGTGGAGGTTAAATGCTGTCAAGTGGTTTGATTTTGATGATGTTCAACAGATCATCAAACTTCATATTTCTAAGAAGTGGCATATGTGGGATCAGCGTAGACCACTTGAGCCTTGGATCGGTAGAATAATTTCTAATCAAATTAGAAATCTTATAAGGAATCACTATGGCAACTATGTTAATCCATGCCCAGATCAAAATTCTATAGATCACAACCCTTCTACTTGTAAGATTTGTCAAAAGTGGAAAAAATCTAAAAAAGTAGCATTAGAACTTAAAATACCTTTATCAACAGAGGATTTTGTGAAAGAGGTCTCTGCTAGAGAGTATCTTGATTTTGACTTTGGATCTTCTTTAGAAAAGCTTAACGAAGAAATGAGACTACGTTTGAGTAGTATTCATTACACTGCGTATAAGATGTTATATTTTGATAAGAGTAGTGAAGAAGACGTTGCTAAATTTATGGGCTATAAAATATCTGCTCAAAAAAGAAAGCTTGGATATAGACAAGTTAAAAATTTAAAGAAGAAGTTCCTACAAGTGGCTATGGAAATACTAAGGGACCAAGATATTATAGGAGATGGATCTGACTAAAGAACAGCAAGATTTTTTGAGGGAAAATGCATCAAAGATCCCTAACTTAATCGATTTAACAAAACAATGTTTTGAAGATGACTCTTTAGACGGAAGATCTAAGGAGGGTAGAGCTGTTAGAAAGTTTTTGGTAGAGAATTCTATAAATTTTAGAACAACAGGTAGAATACCTACGGAAACTATAGAATTTACAAAAGAACAAAAAGAATTTATAATTCAACAAGCAGAAGAGGGATTGTCCTCTTTAGAGATAGCTAAGATAGTTTTTCCATCTAGATCTGTTAGACCGTTGAGTAATGAACAAAGAGCGGTTCTTTCCCAAATTAGAGAAGTCAATCCTGACATTTTACCGTCTCAAGATTCAGGCGCTCTTAATTCATACATTGCACCGAGGTCTCCGTCACGAATCATCAAAAAAATCAATGATGCTACAGGTTTAGGCTTAGATGAATCGAAACTTAACAGGCAAAAGCAAATTTGCGTAGAAAAACTTGGAGTCAACCTGTCTAACTCAAGATTTTTAAAAATAATTAATAATTATTTAAATCAGGAGGACAGAGTGTTGTTTGAGCATGAGTTTGTGCGACTAACTTGGGATAAGCCAGATTTAACAGCAGATGAAATTAATCTATACTTAAATGTATGCAAAGAGGTAATAAATCTTGAAGTTATCAGCGCCCACTTGAATAAGCTCAACAGTATGTTCGATGAGGCAGATGAACAACAAGAAATGTCTATTAGACTTGCAGAAATTATCAAAGCTAAGAGTTCAGAGTATCATCAATGCGAAACTCGTATTGAAAACCTGACTAAAAAGCTTCAAGGCGACAGAAGCGAGAGGATGAAGAAATTAAACAAAGAGAACGCTTCATTTCTATCTATAGTGCAGCTTTTCCAAGAAGAGGAAGAAAGAGAGACAATGATAAGAATTGCAGAAATGCAAAAACAAGCTGTAAAGCAGGAAGCTGAAAGATTAGAGGGTATGGCAGAGTGGAAAGCAAGAGTATTAGGAATTAGCCAGCAAGATGTCATTTAAATGCAAGGAGTGTGGGGATTCATTTGATTCCTTGAAGGGACTGCATTCTCACTTGAGAAAGCACAGTAAACTGCTTGGAGATTACTATGTAGAAAACTATCAGAGAAAAGATAAATTAACTGGCGATCTAATACCTTTTAAAAATTACAAACAGTATTTTTCTACAGAGTTCATAAATAAAAGAAATATGAACAAATGGTGCGACCAAGCGCCAAAAGAAGAGGTCAAAGATTTTATCATATCAGTTTTACAAAAAAAATTAAGTGCCAAGGGCATATGTTCAGGGCCACCCTCCACATATCTACAAACAAGCAATCTACCTGACATAGATTTATGTAAGAAGATCTTTGGCAGCTATAAAGATACTTGTAAGCAGCTAGACATGAAACCTATGCTCTCACGTTCGTTGCCAAAAGACTTCAGTAAAGATTATTCAGATACCCGAATCCTTATAGACACAAGAGAACAAAAACCACTGCATTTCACCAATTCTGAATTGCTTAAGTTAGATGTGGGAGATTATGCGGTAGCAGGTGATTTATATGACTATACATTCGTGGATAGGAAATCTTACCAGGACTTTTGTTCTACGATCACAAACGGATATAATCGATTTATAAAAGAGTTAGAAAGATGCAGGTCTATGGGTTGCTACTTGTATATAGTAACAGAAACGGCATTTGATAATATGTGGGCTATAAATAACCGCGTGTTCAAAAAATTTAAATTAGATTATGTTTATCATAGGATGCGTGAGATACAAGCTAACTACACAGATTGCTGTCAATTTATATTCAGTGGATCAAGAGAGAAAAGCGAAGAGCTAATTCCTAAAATTCTTGTTTTAGGCACGAAACTCTGGGAGGTAGACCTGCAATATTTCTGGGATAAACAATTAAAAAAAGATGGCTTGGGAAACAGGACAACAAAAACTAAATCGAAAGTACAAGGATATAAACAAACATATTCTAGAAAAAGAGGGGTTTATAGAAGAAACTGAAGCAAAAGTTTTGCTTTATAAGTTTTTAAGAGAAAACCCTTCCTTTGCTTGTGAATTGTTTACGGGGGTAAAGCTATTCCCCTTCCAGCACATGGCTATTAAGGCCATGATGGAGTCCGACTACTTTTTGGGGATATGGAGTCGGGGAATGTCCAAGAGCTTCTCTACGGGCGTTTTCGCGCTATTAGACGCTATTCTGAATCAGGGCGTTCAGATAGGTATTTTGTCTAAGTCTTTCAGGCAATCAAAAATGATTTTTAAAAAGATAGAAGATATAGCTAAAAGCCCTAAAGCTACGTTTTTCTCTCAATGTATTACTAGGGTTTCCAAAATGAATGATGAGTGGGTTATGGAAATCGGTAGGAGCAGCATAAGAGCATTACCTTTGGGAGATGGAGAAAAGTTAAGAGGTTTCCGATTCCAAAGAATGATTATTGATGAATTATTGTTAATGCCTGAAAAAATTTACAATGAGGTGATTATCCCTTTCTTGTCTGTTGTGGAAAACCCTACAGAGCGCCAAGAAGTTTATGATTTAGAAACCCAGATGATCGAGCAGGGTAAAATGAAAGAAGAAGACAGAAAGATATGGCCAAATAACAAAATTATTGGTTTGTCCTCTGCATCATACAAATTTGAGTATCTTTACAAAATATATCAACAATATGAAGCTCTGATATTGAATGAGAATAAGCAAGATGGAGCGCATAGAACAATTATGCATTTTAGTTATGATTGCGCCCCAGAACAGCTCTACGATCAGAATTTGATAAATCAATCTAAGTCTACAATGAGTGACTCACAGTTTGATAGAGAGTTTGGTGCTATATTTACAGACGATAGCTCTGGTTACTTTAAGGTCAGCAAAATGGCTGCTTGTACACTACCTGACGGTGAAGGTCAGTGTGTAGAGGTTGTAGGTAATCCTAAAGATGAGTATATACTTGCTTTTGACCCCTCTTGGTCAGAAAGCGAAAGCTCTGACGACTTCGCGATGTTATTAATAAAATTAAATCGTGAAAACAGAAAAGGAACTATAGTGCATAGTTATGCCTTGTCTGGAGCCAATTTAAAAACCCATATAAAATATATGGCGTATGTTCTCACTCACTTTAACGTATCTGCTGTGGTAGGAGACTATAACGGAGGTGTGCAGTTTGTTAACTCTTGCAATGAGAGTGAAATATTCAAGAGGAAGAATTTAAACCTTGGAGTTATAGAGGCTGATTTAGACAAATCGAAAGATTACGATAAAAACTTAAGAAGACTTAAAAATCAATATAATAAGTCAGAAAAGAAATTTGTGTTTCTTAGAAAACCTACTTCAGCGTGGATTAGGTTAGCTAACGAATCCTTACAATCAGCTTTTGATCATAAAAGAATATTTTTCGCGGGAGCTGCCATGAATGATGATTATAATAATCAAAGGAAATCTAGGGTTCCAATAGGTGAATTAAAATTCATTAGAAATGACCCAAATGAAAAAGGTGGGAAAGGAGCTAGAATGATCGACTTTGTAGAGCATCAAAAAGATATGATGGATTTAATCAAAGTTCAATGTGCTTTGATACAAATAACGACTTCTGTGCAAGGGACTCAAAGTTTTGATTTACCTCCGAACCTAAGAAAGCAAAGTGGAGCTGATAAAGCGAGAAAAGACTCGTATTCAGCTTTAGTCTTAGGTAATTGGATGATGAATGTATTTTACGATATGGAGTCAGATGAAATCTCAAATGTCCAAGCGACATTCACTCCAATGTTTATTTCTTAACTTTTAAAAGTTGAAAGTTAACTTTATCGTGTAAGATAAATTATATTTATGGCTAAAAGAAAATACACTAAGCGTTCTGAATATTGGAACAAGTTTACTCACCCTTCACAGACAGATGAACAAGAAACCTCTCCAGAACTTTTAGGAGAGCCTTTTTATACCTCTGATGCTTCTTATAGCTCTATATCAGAAGCTAGGAGACAGAAAGCATCTACTAGCAATTTTAAAGGTTCTAGAACAAATAGGATAGCGTATACTACGCAGAAAGAAAGGTTCTCAAGTATTAGGAGAGGGTTATTACCCTATGAATATGCTTCTGATGGGGTTACTTGTAGAGATGCTATCGAGCTGTGTCAGAAAGCCTATTGTAACGTAGCTGTTTTTAGAAACGCTATAGATATAATGTCAGAGTTCACAAACACTGATATATATTTAGAAGGGGGCAGCAGGAAAAGCAGAGAGTTTTTCCATGAATGGTTTAAAAGAGTTAATATTATAGCGTTAAAAGATCAATACTTTAGAGAATATTACAGAAGTGGAAATATTTTCTTATACAGAATAGATGGAAAATTTAAAGCTGATGATTACGCAAGATTAATTAATCAGGTAGGAACAATAGGCGGTGCCACCAATAAAATACCTCTCAAATATATTCTTCTAAATCCTTATGATGTTATAGCTAGGAGATCTACTACTTTTACCACTAGGGGTGTTTATCAAAAAGTATTATCAGAATATGAGATAGCAAGATTAGGAAGCCCTCAAACAGAGGAGGATGCTGCTATATTTGAGGCTTTAGACCCAGAAATAAAAGACTCTATCTTAAAAGGATCTTACAGCAATAAAGGTATAAAAATTAATTTAGATCCAGAAAGATTATCATACTCTTTTTACAAAAAGCAAGATTATGAACCATTTGCGGTTCCCTTTGGTTTCCCAGTTCTCGAAGACATCAACGCAAAGATGGAGCTGAAGAAAATGGATCAAGCTATTACAAGAACTGTAGAAAATGTAATTTTGCTTATCACTATGGGTGCTGATCCAGAGAAGGGTGGTGTTAACCCAAACAACATGGCCGCTATGCAGAATTTGTTTAAGAATGAAAGTGTCGGTCGTGTGTTGGTTTCAGATTACACAACGAAAGCAGAATTTATTATTCCTGAACTAAACTTAGTTCTTGGCCCTCAAAAATATCAAATACTTAATGAGGATATTAAACAAGGATTGCAGAATATTGTAGTCGGAGAAGAGAAATTTAATTCTACTCAAGTAAAGGCTCAAATATTTATTGATAGGCTACAAGAATCTAGATACGGATTTTTAAATGATTTCTTAAATAAAGAAATTAAGAGAATAGCAAAAGACCTAGGCTTTCGCTCATGGCCAGAGGCTAAGATGAAAGATATTGATATGAGAGACGAGGTGCAACTTATGAGAGCATCTACAAGGCTTATGGAGCTTGGTATCATTACTCCAGAACAAGGAATGGAAATGTTCCATAATGGTAAATTCCCAGACCCAGATCAATTAGATTCAGCTCAACAAGACTTCTTAGAGGATAGAGAAAAGGGTTATTACAATCCGATTGTAGGTGGAGTGCCAGTTTATTCTCCAGAAAGCAAAGCTAGTGGGCCTAGGAAACAAGCTGGTAGGCCAGAGGGTACGACTGATATTCCATTAGTTAATGCGACATATTCTAGAGCTAATATACAGAAAACTATCTATGATATTGATAGTTTAATAAACGATGCTAAAGACAAAATGGTATCTCATTTAAAAGTTTCTGAACTTAGTGAAGCACAGCAAGATATGGTTTCTAGCTTATGCGAATCTATAGTTTGTTCTAATAAAAAAGAATATTGGGGTGAAATACTAGAATCATGTGTAAAAGATTTTAACGAAATAGAAAATTTAAGTCCTCTAAAAGAGGTTTTAGATATTTCGGCGCAACATACTTTAGAAACGTACCCAGCAGCAATTTTATATCATAGCCATGAAAAAAATATTTAAACATACGAAAGATGGAATCGAAGTAGATATTTCTCTAGCCATGCCTCATGGAGAGGAAAAAGAGAAAAGTGAATCTAAAAAGAAAAAATATTCTTACGGCGCTCCTGATGTAAATAAACATTACTTCAAGACAAAAGAAGAGGCTATGAAGGATGCTGAAAAGCTAGGTTTAAAGGGTATACACTCTCACAAGGGTGAAAATGGAGAGACTTTATATATGGCTGGTCCCAACCATGAAACTTTCATGAGAAAGCATAAAGAAGTCCTAAAAGAGAAAGAGGACAAAAAAGCTAAAGGAATGGACATGGAAGATCATAAGGATATGAAAGAAAAAAATTCTGAAGGCTATATGCTTATGAAAAAAGATAAGAAAAATAAAGCTGAAGCAGAAATGATTAAAGATGGTCAGTATATGGGTAAGCCACCTAAAAAGGCTAAAGCTGGTCACTATGGAGATAAGAAAAAGGCTAAAGCGGAAATGACTCCAAAACAAAAAGGCGCTCTTGATAAAAATAAGGATGGCAAGATTTCAAAAGAAGATTTTGAGATGCTCCGCAAAGAGAAAAAAGAATCTAAGAGTATGCATAAAGACGAGGACAAGGATAAAAAGAAAAAAGCTAAAATGAGCTATGCTCAAATCCTTACAGACATAGCCTCTGAAAAATTTAATGATGGAGTATAAATATACTACCACCTTTGAAGCCCCCATACTTGCATGTGAAATAAGTGAGGCTTCTTTAATTTCTGAAGCCTCTTTAAAGAATTTAGAGCCTTTAGTGCCTAAAGATATAGACTACAGTGAGAATGTAGATCTAATGGGTGTTGCATTTAATGCTGCTGTAATTAATCAATTTAATAAAAACGGCGATGGCATGGACACATCCACAGCCGTAAAGTATACTAAAAAATTTATACATAAACCTACCAACATAGAACATGATAAACAAAAAGTTGTGGGTCATGTTGTTTCTGCTGGATATAGCAAATTTGACTCTAGTGAGTTAATGGGTGAAGAAGAGGTTAAAACACTTAAAGAGCCATTTAATATTTCTTTGGGCGCTGTTATTTATAAAACAGTTAATCCTAATTTTACAAATTTAGTAAAAAATTCTTTAGACCCAGATAGTAGTCAATATCAAAAGGTTTCTGCCAGCTGGGAAGTTGGCTTTAATAGTTATGTTTTAGCTGTTGGTAGTGATAATTTAAGTGAAGCTAGAATTATATCTGATCCAGAAGAAATAGCTAAATTACAAGGTAATTTAAGGAGTTACGGCGGTAATGGGAAAACAGATAAGGGCGAAAAAATAAACAGACTTATAATGGGTAATATATATCCGTTAGGTATAGCTTATACATTAAACCCCGCAGCAAAAGTGAAAGGTTTATATGCTGAACCAGAGAAAAAAACTCAAATTTTTATAAACGACAAGCGGGATAAAATTTCACAAAATAATAATTTAAATGTAAACACACAAAAGAACATTATCGATATGGAACTTGAAAATACTCTAAATGAACTGAAGGATCTTCTTAATGAGAAGAAATTCTCTAAGGAAGCGGTTGCTTCCATGACTGATACCTTTGCAGATGCAATCCGTCAGCGGGACGAACAATACCGTAAGGATCTTGAAGCAGAGAGATTGGAAAAAGAAGGTAAAATTAAAGAATACGAAGACCTTAAAGCTTCTGTCGAAGCTCTTGAGGAAAAGCTTGGTGCCGCCAACGAGCGCATTTCTGGTTTTGAAAACGAGAAAAAAGCTCAAGAGGCTATTGCTTCTTTTAACATTCGTATGGATGAAATTGACAACAAATTTGATCTTGATGACCAAGACCGTGAATTTCTTGCTTCTGAACTTAAAGGTTTAGATGAAGATGCTTCTTACGAGGCTTTTGCTTCTAAACTTGATGTCTTATGGAAGCATAAAAACAAAGAAGTTCAGGAAGAGTTCAACGCTCAAATTCAAGCTCGTATCGACGAAGAAGTAGCTAAAAAGCTCTCTAACGCTTCTACTGAAGAAGTAGAGATTGAAGAGGCTCTTGACGCTGCTGAAACTGTAGATGCAGAAATCTCTAATGCAAATGAGGCTACTGCATCTGAAGAACCCTCTCTACGTGATAAGTTCAAAGCAGCTTTTTCGCGTGAAAACATTGAAATTTCTTAATTTAACAAAATAAAATTATGGCATTACGAATTCTACCATTCAGACAATACTCTGATCACGATGTCGTGAACATGTACTCTATCATTGATAGTGATGTTCTCGATAGCACCACTGGAACGGGCGCTGGCGATGCTGGCGTATTTGTGAAAGTGTCAGACGGAAACTTCGATAACGATCCTGTAACTTACCAAACGAACAGCTACTTGGGTAACACCAGCTATCCGTTCCTTGGAACTACAGAGATGTATCCTGAAGTTAATATTAAGGTAACTGGTAATACCTCTGGACAAGTTCCTCTCGGTATGACTCTTTATCAAACAGCAAAAAACGATGAGAACGGCGAAAAGCTGCTCTACAACCCACAGAAACAAGAGGAACTCCAAGCTATGCTCCCAGGGCAAGCTGTTCCTATCGCAACTAAAGGTATCTTTACTTTAAGCTCTGCTGCATTTGATGGGCCAGTTAGTAGTTATGCCCCAGGAAATGTAATCATTGCTTCTAATAACAATGACGGCAAAATTACTGGTGCTGCTCGCGGAAACGCTAAAATTGAACATTCTGAAAGAGTTTTCGGACATGTTCTTGGAACAGGAACCCGTGCAAATGTCGGTCCCACCACTGATCAGTTCTCTGGTGATTACATCGTTGTATCGTTTGATTGTAACTAATAATAGAAAGGCTTTATAACATGAAAATTACTTTAAAAAGAACTCCAGAACAAGTCGAGCTTGTAAAAGCTATGGCTTCTCGTAATCGCACTGTGGCATACGAGGCTCAAGTAGCGCTTGCTGAATTCATCGGACCAGTTTTGGCCGAGGTTCTCAATCAGGCTCCTACTGTAAGCAACCTTTTCAACTCACTGCAATTCAATGCAGATGATAACCCAAGCATCCCGCTTGATCTTTACTACGACATCGCTGACGAAGATTACGTCAAAGTGTGGAGTCAGAGTCATGCAGGTGGTCTTCCAAGCAGTCAGGTTCTCCCAACTGTTTCCGAGCTTAAGCTCGCCACCTATACTCTTGATGCCGCAGTTGACTTTGATCGTCGCTATGCAGCAAAGAGCCGTATGGATGTTGTTGGTAAAACATTTACTCGCGTTGCACAAGAGATCCTTCTTAAGCAAGAGCGCACTTCTGCTACTCTTCTTATGACTTCTCTTGCTGGCGCTCAAATTAAAACCTCGCCGAACTTAAGTCAGAGACAAATCTTCAGGACTGCTGTTGCAGACCAAGTTCTTATTGATGATTTCAATAAACTCATGACTCTTGCAAAGCGCATCAACACTTCTTGGATCGGTGGAACTCCTACCACCCGTACTCGCGGTATTACTGATATCGTTTGTTCTCCAGAGGTTGTTGGAAGTATCCGTGCAATGGCTTACAACCCTGTGAATACTCGCGGTGGTGACGGAGCTGGAGCGGCTGCTACAGATGGATCTCAAAACCCTATTGCTGCTCCTGAACAGCTTCGTGACCAGCTTTATCAGAATGCAGGTCTTGACAGCTTCATGGGTGTCAATATCTTGGAATTCAACGAATTCGGTAAGGGACAGAAGTTTAACACTATCTTCGATACTGCTGCTGGCGGTCAGAAATACTCTGTATTTGGAGACTCTGCTGATGCAAACGGTCGTTCCGCTGTGTTTGCTGGTGCTACTGACGAAATTATCGTTGGTGTTGATCGTACTCGCGATTCACTCATGCGCGTTATTGCTACTGATCCAGATAGCAATAGTGAGATGAACTTAATCGCTGATGACCAGTATAGCGTTCGTCAGAACAAGATTGGTTACTATGGTCAAATCGAAGAAGGAAGGGTTGTCCTTGACAACCGTGTTCTTCTTGGACTTGTCAGGGGAGGTTAATATCAACCCTATCAATTATAAAGAGAGCCGTCCCTTCGGGGGCGGCTTTTTTTTTGTAATTTATTAATTAAGTGTATATAATAT